ATAAAGAGAATATATTGGATCTGATGGAAACGGGTATATTTTCTCTTTACGCAACATTACTTCCGATAACATTAAATTATCGGAAGTAATGTTTATAACTGTAAATCATTGTAAATCTTGATAACTAATGTTTCAGTAATTATCGGTAATTATATGCATTTTTGTCTTTTAATCGTAAATAATGGTAAATAGTAATAAATAATGTTTTTCCCGTAAAATGACGGCAAAATGGACGGCAATTTATCAAGGTTGTATTACTTTCTTTTGTTTTTTATTGTAGTATATTTGACGCAAATAAAAAAGAGGGCAGTTTCCCGCCCGTTTTAATTTGCTTTGCAGAACCACATTCGGAGTGCCAGCATTGCTCTATGTACACTTTGCACGTTATGAATTTTCCATCCTAAATATATTTTCCATCGGTATTTTGTGTTCAGGATCCGCATGGAATTATATACTTTCCAATGTTTCAGATCCCGCGTAACAAGTATATTCCTCTCAAATTCTCCCGCCTTATAGTCATCAATAACCACAATATCCTCCGGATTGATTGTCGCTCCAAACCAGTCTATTGCAAAACCATATGCACAGTTTCTCATTAACCAAAACACACGGCAACAATATCTCTTCAATCTATCAATCAGCGGTAACGGCGCAATGTTAATTGATCTTTTCATCATCCGTCCATAGTTCGGATCATATCGCTTCTCTGCGCGGTAGTATTTGTAAAAATCATACCGCATCCAGCTTGGAACATATTTTGTTATGCAGTCTTCGCTATCGCACGAATCATCAAATGTCTGCCACTTCCTTAAGAATCCGTGCAATTCACCGTTTTCATCGGCAAACATCACTATAACCGGATTGGTAATATAGCAGATTATCATAATGATTAACTGTAACGGCGAATATAAAAACCATTTCATATAATCCTCCTTAAAAGGAAAAGAGCCCTGATGCAATTTCTACATCAGAACTCTTTTTCTGGTCCGCTTTGTGCAATACGCCACGGTTCAATTAATTACATTATACCATAGATTAATAAATTTTGGATCACCTCCGGGCAAACGCTTTGCCCACAGCTACAGCAGATACAAAAATCCAGAAATTTCGCTGCCTTGTTTTAATTTTTACTGCTCGTTCCGCCTCTTTCTCGTATTCGTTGAATAATTCTCTGGTTTTCTTCAATGAGTTCTCTGTCACTTCGTTCGATTTCTTTAATTTCTTTATTTGTTCGTTTGCTATCTGCAATTCGTTTTCTGCTTTCGCCGATTTCATCTCGGCTTCGTTCAATTGCTTCTCCTGTTCTATTAATAATTTGTCTTTCTTTTCGCTGTTCACTTTCTGCATTTGAGAGTTCACTTCTAATTGCGTCAGCTCCGTTTCGGAGATCATGTATACTCGTTCTGCCCGCACACGCGAACCAGACAATAACGGAGATAACCACAAGAGTAGCAATGCCGCCGATAAAATAAAGCCTTTTTTGATTGTCCACATTTATACCTCCAAATTCATTACATATTCATAGGTTGTATCTGCCCTATTTGCATACCCTTCTTCGTATTCTTCACAGCAAGCAGCGTATGCGTATTGCTCTCTGAATAGTTCATAGATTACATTGATGTCCCGGAGGTCATATCCTCTATCTTGTCTTCGCTGCAAGAAGTTTCTTACCACAGTTTCGGATGTCGGGCACCACATGCCAGCGTAAATTGTGCAGCGTGTATCGTCAAGATCTGGGACTTCCCACAGTGTTTCTACATAGTCTTCGCAGTCTTCGGCAAGCATGTTTAACTGCGCCTGCTGTCCTTCGTCACTCATCAAGAGTTCTTTCAAGCCCAAGAGTTCTCCGGAAAATCTCAAGTCAGAGTAACTGCGGTAAGCATAATAGGATCCGCCGGAAATCATCTCCAACAGACGATTAGCCCGCTCTCCTTCCCACTGGCTTACTCCAATTGATGGGTAGTCGCCGGCGGTGGAACATGAGACAGAGCCGTAGTCTCCTTCAATTCCTGTCTCAATTATCCCTTTCGCAATCTCTCTTGCCAGTTCTTCTTTCGTCACTTTTTTCTCCTTTCACGAAAAAGAACGGTGGTTTCCCATCGTCCTTTTCGAATACATCAGGTATTTGATTCCCGTCTTTGTCTACAAACATTTTACCGATTCCGACTATACCACCGACTGCCCCTGCAGACAGAAGCATGGTTATAAATAATCTTAGTTCCGGCTCATTTCCTTTTCCTGTGATCAGCCAGTCAGCTATTGTCATCAGGATATAGAGAAGAATGCAGAAAATGCAGATTACCGCATAGAGTATCGCCCAGTATAACAGTGGTGCGTTTAATTTCCGGAAGTAGCTTTTTGCTTTTCTCCAGAGTGATTTTAGTTTTTTAAACACATTACACCGCCCTTCCGATTAATGCAATAACTACAGAAATAATTGTTGAAATCAAGCCAGCAACTTTATAGATGTTGTCAATTCTGTTATGAGCTGATGCCGCGTTTTGTTCAGATCGTGCCTGCGCAATTTGAAGCGCGGTAATTTCGGGGAGCATTCTAACGAGCATGTCAAGTTTCTCTTCCATTTTTGCCATTCGTTCTACAAATTGCATTGTTATTTTTTCTCCGTCATTTCTTTCCATTGTGCACCGCCTTATTTGATACGCTTCCAAAAATGCACTTTATACGCGGGTGGCTGTACAGTGTTTGATTTTCCGTAAATATTGTTTGATTTTGAAGCATCCAATCTAACTCTTAGTGCAGATTTATTTCCAGGAAAGATATCCCCCATTGATGGAATTCTTTCTTGCGTGTCATCCATATAAGCCATCCCGTCTGCTCCGCCAAACCCTGTTCTATCGCTATATCCAATAATGCTACCAGTAATGTTCGGTAAGCCTGCTTCTACTGTTCCGCCGGCGCTACTTTCCGTACCCTGCAAAACTCTGTTTTGTGCGATTTCTTCCCATTGGGTCAGCCCGTCTGCTTCACCCGGCTTTAGTGCGTCATCCGTTGCTGTCGTTACTACTATCCCGATCGGATAGAGTATGTCAATCATCGCTTTTAATCTTTTGTCTACTACTCGGAATTTCGCGCTTCCATCTGTGATTTCCTGCATTTTTATTCTCCTTTCAATCGCTTGTTAAATATGTAAATTCTGTTGCAAATTCATGCCCCTGTGCTGCTGTATATAGGGTCGGATAGTGAAATTTTAGTTCCCCATTTACCGTCATTCTAAGTCTCACTGATCCGCCTCCATCTCCATTAATTGTGCTGTTAAATATAAAATCCACAACCGCATGCGGCAATCCGGATGCTATTAGCGCCGTTCTGCCGGATTCATCAGATTTCTTTAAATCAAATGATACTTGCACAACGTGTCCGATCTGTATGCAAGACATGTTTTCTGCATATTGCCTTTCTACATTTACATTGATTATTTTAACTGTTTGCTTTTGTTCACAATTTTTAATTTTCGTATCGATGTAGTCTTTGTTGTCTTTTGTTTTTTTGTCTACATATTCTTTTGCGGTTACAGTTTTAACTGTCCACTTCACGCTTCCGTCATTAACTTCTACCCCCCCCCGATATAGTTGACAAATTTGGTTCTGTAGCCGCGGTGGTTCCTGCCTGCGTGCACTCAAGTACATACTGTTCTCCCAGTCTTGGAACTTTTACCATATCACCTATTTTATAAGCGGTGTTCCTTTGCAGAAGAAACGGACTTATTACCATATTTTCAAGGTTTTTCACGAATTCTGTAGTGGCCACATTTTTACTTTTGTCACCTGCTTCTACTGTGGGCGCTGTCATCTTACTTGTTGCTTCTACTGTGGGCGCTGTCATCTTACTTGTTGCTTCTATGATTTTTGCCCTTAACGCCTTCCATACTTTCCCTACAACTCCGATTTCTCCTTCTTCGTTTGCTCTTGGCGTCACATTTCTTGTACTCATTTTCATGCTCCTTTCGGTATAATATTCCCCACTCCGTCCAATTCCCATAAAGCCGAATGTAACGGATTGATCGCCGGAATCAGGTTTCCGTCTTCATCTAATTCAAAAAAGTCATCTTTGTAATTTGTCAAGCATACCCAGTTATTTGATTTATCCGGTTTTTCTCCTTTGACGTTTTTCCCGACACATCTATATGTGTTTCCATCTATATAAGCTATGGTTTGCGGGAATGAGTATGTTTTATTTTTATCCCAGGCATTGACTTGTTCTGAAATAGACGCTAATGCAGCCTGGACTTCGTTCTTATACCCCGCCGCACTTTGTTCACTTACACTTGCGCCGGCGGCACTGTCTCTTGCATCCATAGCCCCTTGTGTGGCAGCCGCGGCATTTTGCGCCGCAACAGTAGCACTCTCTTCTGCTTCACCTGCGCTCACTTCCGCTTTTCCCGCCTGCTCTTTCGCTTTTGATGCATTTTCTTCTGATACGGCCACAGCAGCTTCCGCTCTCGTCAATGATTTTTCTACATCCCCTTTTATTACTTTTGAGAAATTGGAATTTTCTAACCTCCCTTTCCCCCATATAAGCGCCTCTCCTTCCTGCGGATAAGGAAGTATTGCCGAGAAGTCTTTCATGTCTGCCGCATCCGGGAGTGTGATCTGTCTTTTGTTTACTCCCAATAAATCCTGCAGTATCATTGTGATTTTATCCAAGGCTTTTTCTATAACGGTGAACGGCCATTTATTTCCTAAGGTTATTTCTTGTGTGACAGGTACCTCTCTTTTTATGATTAACTGCCATCCTTCTTGCAATTTTGGCGGACGTTCATTTTCCGCCGGTTCTTCTCCTGGCGGATACCCTGGATATTTTACTGTCATTTTATCCAGGTCTACAAAGTAGTCTTTTTTCAGGATTGTTTCATTTTTATCTTCATCCGCAATAACTACTATGATATCCGTTTTTTCCAAGACTTTAAAAGGGATGGCGAATTCTTCTGCAGTGCCGTCCCCTTTATATGCGATTCTGTTTTCGCTATTATTTATCACTTCTTTTCTCCTTTCTTCTTTATTCTTCTATCAAATATGATGGAGAACAGGGCTTCCCAGGCTGTGGCGTCTGTGTCTGTTGTGGTGAGACGCGCAATTGCCCACAGTGCATCGGTTAATGTATCGGAAAGTCCTGTTACTTTATTGAATACTTTTGTTCCCGCCTGTCCTACATCTATCCAGTCTTTTTTGTCAGATTTTATTGCCATGGCGGTTTGGAAGACATCTTCAAAGATGTTTAGTCCGGTGACGCTCATTTTTCCGCCGTCACTGTACATCCCCGCGAAGAGTGAGTAGAGTCCGGGGATTACTTCTCTTGCGACCGGTATACCGCCGATGGGTCCGTTTGACGCAAAGGAATATCCCTGTCTCTGCAGGAAGGAGTATTTGTCATTTCCCGTTGCACTATCCACCAATGAACGAAGGGCACCTTCAAATACGGATCCAAGGATATACCAAAAGAGCATTGCCCGCATGAGTTTCATCGGTCCTCTTCCGTCTACAATGTCATATCCTCCCCTAATGAATTGGTTCATCACTAAGGATGTAAAGCTGTAAAACGGAAGAAGTTGTGAAAGCAATCTGCTCTTGACTACCTCAGGACGATCTTTCATTTCTCCCGATCCGAAGGTTTCTCTTACCATTTTGTCAGCAAGTCTTACTGATTCTTCGTCCATTTCTGCCACTGTCATAAATGGTTTTTCTATTTGCAGTTGTGCGATGGTATTGTTATAGGTCTGGATCCACTCCGGAAGAGAAAGCATGAAGTCCGTTTCTGAAATGAGTGAATAAGCAAAGCGGTCTATTTCTTCTTTCACGGCATGCGCTTTTGATGTTAATTTTGAAACATCTTGTTCTTCTTTGAGTTTCAGTCCGCGGGCAAGGTCTCTATCCATGTTTGTGGCACGGTCTCTCATGAATGTTGATTTACTCAGGATGAAGTCTTTCTGCTGGCGGTAGTTTTTCACACCGCCAAGGTAAATCGCAGAGAGTCCTCTTGCCATGTTTACGGCTCCCATTTTTTCCATAACTAATGGCAGGTTTGCAAAGTTCAACAACGCTGTGGATGTCCTGTAGGCCATGGTGGCCATGGTGAAATTGTGTCTTAACCTGTTCAGGCGTTGTTCCCATGCTGTCAATTTATCCACGGGATCATGCCAGCAGTCGGACGCCCACCTCTGGAGTCTTCTATGTGCATCGACTCCGTATTTCTGTGAAATAGCTTCCGCCAGGTCTTTTCTGGATAAGAGTTTATAAATATCTGCTGTGGTTTCGCGCATGGCGATATGGTTAATGGATTCATTGATGTAGTCAAGGTAGACGTCAAGATCTTGTCTAAGATACTGCCCACCTGAACTTTGCGCACGGCTTTTCGTGGAGCCCATCCCGATATTGAATGTGGTTCTTCCGAGCATGTCTTTTCTTATGATGTCATTGATTTCTCTGTCTTTGGTTTTACTCGTAAGGTCCGCATCGTATTTAATCGGATAATACATGCCGTTGATTTTTCTTCCATCCGGTAAAATGATTTTTCTTCCCGGTACTTTACCTAAAGGAATCCCGTACAGATTATTTTGTACAATATTTCTTTCGGGCCAATACGAATTGATGTGTTTCCAAACGGCTTCCACAAAATCCCAGTCTTTATCGTTTAAATATTTGAAGAGGATTTTTTCTATGTTTCTATGATCCAGTCCATAGGTTTCCACCACTCTTTCTCTATTCGAGTCTGTTCCCCAGTTCAACGCCATAGTGAGAAGTGTTTCTTTGGTCACCATGACGGGCTTGTGGTCAACTTTGTTAATCTCATAGATTTTGTCATTGCGGATTTTTCTGAATGTTTCTCTGTCATAGATGTTCATGACTTTTTTCAGTTCAAGTTTCGCCTGTTCTTGCAGGAGTCTTTTTTTCGCAAAGGCTTTATCCATCATCTTATAAATCAGGTCATAGGTTTGGGGTCCCATGCGTTCTATGATGATTTCCGGAAGTGCCAAGTCTGCTACCCATTTCCCCACTTCTTTTTTGGCCTTTTTCCACTTTTTCTCTGCCAGTTTTTTATAAAGCGGATTTTCTTTTTCTGATTTCCGCCATTATTATGTCTTCGGCTTCTTCAAAGGAAAGGCTTTCCCCTTTTTCATTAACAAAGGTGTTGCCTTCATATTCTCTCCTTCCTGTTTTGTAGATTTTTTTGAATACTTCAACAAGTTCATCAAAGTCTACTACAGTCAGTTCTCTCAAGTTGGTTTGATTATTATCGTCAAAGATTTTCTTTATCCATTGCGGTACAGCGTCTCCCGGCTTATCTCCTTCCATGGCGGCGGTGGGATCCAGTTCGTTATTGAGGTTAGCCCAGTCAAACGGTGCCGGTTCCCCATCCATACCCAAGGGCGCTCTTCCATCTGTGGTGATTAATCCTAATTGGTAGGCTAAGTGGTTAATGAAGTATCTTATATTTCCGGGCATTCTTATGTTGTTCGTGGCTTTACTTGCCCTGTTTATGAGTCCGACAAGTCCGTACTTCTCCATACCGTCTTTATTCAGTGTGTTTGTGGATGCTTTGGGATTCCCGTGGAGTGTATGTTTTACGTGGTCATCGTATTCATGGGCCACTTGGGCGTTCATGGCAAAACGGGACTGCCTTCCTTTTGCTCTGGCAGCTTCTTCCCATCTTCCTCTTTTTAGGAAATATGCGGCTTTTTCTCCTTCACTGGCAGCTTTCCTTGCCCACCATCTATAGTTGGTTGCTTTGTAGATTTCTTTCCCATAAAGAAAAGCCCTTGCTTGGGCTTTGAGTTCATAGGGTGAGATAAGCATGCTGTCTTGTGACGTTTTTAATCCGTCTACTGTGTTCCGCAGTTTTATCTTGAGTTCGTTAATTTCTTCTATAGTGGCTTGTTTTGCTTTTTTCTGTTCTGTTTTTTCTTCTTTGAGTTTTTCTTCTTCGCTTAAGAATCCGTTTCTCTTTTTGATGTCATACAGGATCTTTTTACTTACCTTTCCTTCCATGTTCGGATCTAATCTGTCCAATTCTATTAATGATGCCGTGGCAATTCTTGCATATTGTCTCAACTTCCTCTTCATGGCGTTTTGTTCGATTTCCGCCAATTTCACCTTCCCTTCGGGAGATTCAAGGACTTTTTCCGCTTCTACCCTGAAATGATCTTTTCCGGAGATGTTTTCTATAAATTCTTCTCTTTGTTTTTTCTTGTATTTCTCTACTTGTTCTTCCATGGTGCCGCCTGCTTCTTGTACGGCGTCTTTATATGATTCTTCGGTAAATCCTTCTTCTTTAAGTGCCCTCATCCATTCTTTCTTTGTCGGGAAGACGTTTCCTTTTTTCAGCATTTCCAGTCCATATATTCTTTGGCTCCCCAGTTTTCTTTCAAATGTTTCTACTTTTTGGGGAAGGATGTTTTCTTCAAAGTCCACCATGGCCTGTCCGTGGAGTTTTTCCATGAAGTATTTAATGGCGTTTTCTTTGGCAAACTCTTTAATGTTTTCTTCCCATTTTTTTATGTTTTCTTTTTCGGTCTGCGTATAGTCAAGGCTGTCATCATAGAGGAGATTCCACCTCTTTTCTTCTGCCCAGGCTTCTATTTCTTCTTCTGATGCTACCATGTGGTCAAAGATTTCTTTTACTTCATCGGACGGATCTTTTAAACCCAAGTAGTTTTCCGGATTCTTTATGATTTCTTTTGTTGTTTTATAGAGATTGATCAGCCATTTTTTGAACCGCCGGAAAGTCCCCTGCAGTTCTTTGGTGGGCGCTTTCCCCGTCAAAAGGTATCTTTCAAATCCTCTTGCAAAGCGTTCCTGGATGAATCGTTCCTGCAGTTCTTTGTTTTCCGGATCTTTCTTGATGGCAGCTTCATATTCTTTAAATTCTTTTTCGATCAAGGTGCCTTTATATTCTTTCATAACATCCGGATAGTAGGATGCCCACGCACGGATGGCGTCTCTGTCTTTCTGTGCTTTCTGCAACGTGGCCTCCAGCACTTTATCTTCTTTGGCAAGTTCTTTCAGTTCCGGATCAGCTGCGATGTTGTTCAGCATGGACAGCCACCAGTGGGCACTTTCATGCACAACGGTGGATTGGTTAGCCGCTTCAAAGACATGGAGAATATTCCGGTCTGCATCATAGGCTCCTGCGTAGGCTCCTTTGTGCTCCTGGTTGTAGCGGTTAATGATCTGGATAGCTTTATCATCAAAGACAACAAAACATTTCCCGTCTACAAGCCCGTCATAGGTAATACCTTTTACACCCAAAGAATTTAACTTTTCACTGGCCGCTTTTTCTCCACCCAATTCGCTTGCCAGTTGTTTATAAAACTCTCTTCCTGACATGTATTGTAATGCAGACGGTTTATAGCCAATTTCTTTCCACGCCTTTCGTATGGCAGCCTGTACTTTTCTCGGCTGTTCGTTGATGTTTTTGAATTCATCAATTAATTCATTGTCTTCGGGAATTTCTACTTCAAAAGCTGTTTTCTGCTCATGTCCAGCAAATTCATTTTTTTTCAGAAGTTTTATTGCTTCTTTCGCTCTTTTTACCTGTGATATAACAGTTTGTGCCGTTTTTCCTTCTTTTGATTTTATAAACTCCTGCAGGTGTTCAATGGCTTTATTACTATTTCCCGTTTCCAACACTTCTGTAAGCGCCATAGACAAAGGGTTTATATCATCTATGATATTCCCAGTGTTTTCATCATACCAATCCCCATCTTCATTTATTTTATATTTTGTTTTTCCTGTAATAACTTCTCCGCTGTTCGCTCCTAATATATCCTTATAATTCTCTGCGATTTTCTTGTCCTGTGCAAAATACAATCCCCATCCGTGTGCTTGATTTCCTTCTCCTGTCCCAATGGCTCCTAAATCAAAATTGTCAAAGGTATAGGGGCTTCCATGATAGGCCTTCTGGTGATAAACCCTATAATTATAATCCGGATTCAGTTTTTCGTAGACGCTTTCTTCATACACTTTATTTCCCGGCAGAATAATGTAACTCGTCCCGTGTTCATCTTCCACAGCTACCGCCTTATATCCCAATTCATCAGCAACAAGCGCGGCCTCTTTTTGTATCATGAAATCTGCATCCGCTTCGTCCGTGCACCCTAACAATTCATATACTTTTTGTTTTTCTTCTTCGTTTAAATTCCAAATGTTTCTTGATTCTGTTGTTAAGTCATATATTAATTCAGCATCATCTCCATATTTCTTTTCAAATATTTCGTATACTCCATCTTCATACGCTAAACTTTTGGCACTTATAACATCGTCTTCATTTACTTCTGAAATATATATTCTGTCTCCGTGTCCAAGTGCAGAATTTCTACTGCTGCTATAAAACATTCCATGAAAATATCCTTCTTTTATCACGTCACCTTCTACAGGATCCACCGCGCCATGGAAGAATATATCCGCGTCTTTGTTTATCGTTTGATAGTATTCTTGATTCTGTTCCTTTAATTTGACAAGATCACTTTCGTTTGGTATATTTTGGTTAGAACTGAATGAAATGGTTGCCTCTATGGGCGATTGGAGCCCGGCAGATTGCAACCAGTCATTAGTTCTTTTTTTATTTATATATTTCGCACTTGTCAGAAGTCTGGATTTTATCCATACGCTATCTCTTTTACCATAAACAGATTCTATAATATTTGCATCATAATATATTCTTGCTCCTACTTTTTTATTCAATGTGAATGGAATAATAATAGTATCTCCATTTCTATCTACTAACGTAGTGACAACTACTGGTTTCCCTTCGTTTTCAACAATTGCCATCGGATCTGCAATAGCACTCGGTAGTTGTTTCATGAGTTCTGGTGTCATTTCATCTGCATGTCCATGTTTCCCCGTCTTATCTTCTGTATGCTTAAGTATCTTTGAAAGCACATTTTGATGAACATATATCGGAAGAATTTCTGCTCCTGCCAGTTTCATCACTAACGGTGTTGTCATAACTTTCACATTACCGCCTTTGAGCTTATTCTCCATGAATAGATCTATTTTCTCCGAAAATTTTTTAGTATCTTCTTCCAGCTTTTCTTCTGCAGAGATGACGTTTTGACGTAATCCTTTCTTTTCCCCGCCGTTTTGGATTGACGCTACAATGTTTTCAATCGGCAGGTTATAGATCTTGGAGAAGTTATCTACCAGTCTTGCGTACACAAAAGCGCTTTCTTCTGCCGCTTCTGCTGCTTTGGCAGGAGCTTTTTTCAGTTGTTCCAGCGTGGGAGCGTACACATCGTCATAGGCTTTTTGCGACAAAAGTGTCCTTGCGGCAATGTCTCTTGTGTCCAGTTCTTTTACATAGTCTTCCAGGGATTCAATGGTTTCTACTTCTTTTCTTGCCGTTTGGATGGAATTGATATATCCCTGTTTTTCTTCTTCTGAAAAGGCTGATGTGCTGTCTATTTCATTGATGGCTTCTTGTTCGGCTATGTCATAGAGTTCTCTTCTGTTCGGTTTTCTTCCGTATTTCTTCCAAGCGTTTGCATACCACCTGTCATTATTTGTCGTTCGGATGTAAGATCCGCCTATATACCCGCTTGTAATGACTCCTCCATGTTCATAGTCTCTGGACCATTCATACACGGGAACTTTTTCTACTCCTTGCGGTTCATAGTCCGCGTAATATTTATAGTTGATGAGTTCTTCATAGGTTTTCAGTGCTTCTGCTTTTACTTTTTTATAGTTTTCTTTTATATCATCCATGCCTTCTGCAAAGATCTTTTCCATGGCGGTTTTCTGTTCTGGATCGGTGAAGTCACGATCAAGAATTGTTTTTGCTACTTCGGCTTCTCTTGCTTCTTTTGTCGCGTTGAATATCTGTCTTGTTTTTTCTATATGTTTTCTTGCTTCTTCAATATCATGGAGTGTCTGCCCGTCTTTATCGAAAGCGGCATGATTAGAGAGTGTCTCTGCAGATTCTTCTGAAATTTTCTGCATGTAGATACCGGCTTTCAGTTCCAGCTGTGTTCCTTCTTTCACGGCATCGTCCACTTGCTCTGCTGTGGCAATTCCGTCCGTCACGAGCTGCGTCAATGCAGTTCTTCCTTCTTCTGTTTCGGCAGCGCCGGCAGCATCAATGTATATGGTTCCCATCCCTTCTTTATCAAGCTGTGCCTGTGTCTTCTGTGCATAGACTTCCGGATTTATCTTGAAAACTTTGTTCTGTTCTCTTTCTTTGATGACGGTTTGTGTCATTTCTTTTTCATTCTCACGGTAGAATGCTTCTCTTGCGGCATGCCAGTCTTCTTTTGTCAGTCGTTTCAATCCTGCATAATTACCACCGCCGGAAATGACGGCTCCTGGCATGCCCATCCCTACCGCCGCCGGAATGGCTTCCACCATAGCGTCAAAAGCGCTGTTCCACATATTTTTCCATGTCATGTTCTTATCTCTTCCCATCATTTTTTCATCAGTGGTAGAGATCAGATCCTGCCAGCCTTCTTCTGCAATTTCTGCCGCCGTCCCTTTGGCATATTGTTTTGCGGCCTCCTTCAAAGCGTATTTCCTCATTGCCCCGCGGCTTGCGGACAGAAGTTTATTCCTTGTGCCTGCATTCATGATGGCGGCTTTAGCCGCACTTTCCCCTATGACTTTTCCCAGTGCGCCATAGGCAAGTGACATCAGTCCTGTTTCAACGCCTGCCTGCAGTACGGCTTCACGGGTGGCCATCCCTTTTGCTTCGTTTCTTGAGTACATATTTGTACCATCCGCATTTTTCTTGTTCGCCAGCCGGTAGTAGTTCATCCCCATGTTTGATCTAAGGGATGATGCAAAGATGGTGGCGGCCATGATTCCTCCCACAACTGGTGCCCCCAAGACAGAGGTTATGGCTAAACCTGCCGCCGCTCCTTCAGGAAGGCTTCTCAACATTCCCGCCCCCATCATGGAGAATTGTTTTACGGTTTCTGTGGCAATCAGCCCTATAGTGGAATCGCCGTCATATTCTTTGGTTCTTGCATTAATGGCTTCTATTTTTCTATTCATTTCTTCATCGGTAATATCTCCGTTCCTGGCCGCATAACCGATTTCAGAAATCTTATCCATGTTTTGTCCGGCTTCCCAGGCATCGGTAAAGGCTTTGAATGCTTCGCCTATAGATGACGGTTCTCCGCTGATTTTTCCGGCCGTGGCTCCTGTGATGACTCCTCTATCATGGAGTATCTGATCTGCTTGTTTTAAGGCAAGTGACGCCGACACAGGATCGTTCATGGCGATTTCCGCCAGTTCCGGATAGAGTTCTTTTAAAGCATTGGCAGAGAACGGACGTCCCTGCATGATTTCTTGTGTTTTCATCCAGGCGTACTGATTCTGTGCCATTTCATAGGCTTCTTTACTGTCCACAAGCATTTGCGCGGGAAGTCCCAACGGGTCCCCTATTTTATGCGCCTGTTCTAAACGTTTCTCCTTATCCGGATCAGGATCATAGAGATTGCTATAGATGTCCATGCTCATATTCTGGAGTCTATTATCCGCCCAACTTTTGGCGGCGTTTGAAATGCTTTCTGCCGCACCACTGATTCCGTCTCCAATTTTTTCTAAAATCCCTTTCGGTTCCTGGTGAGGGGTTGTGTCAATGGTAGGAGTTGTTCTTAGATCAGTATTCGGATCCATTGGCTTGATTCCTAAAAGGATTCGATCTACTCTGTTTTTTACGCTTTCTTCCTCTTGCATTTCCAGTTCGTCCATGGTTTTCTCCTTAGTAATCTTCTATATTTACTTCGTTTTTCTTGACTTTATCCCAGTCTTCTGCGGGAATATAGTGATGTCTTCCGTAGTAGTCCACTGCGTCTATCCCTTTATCATCATAGGTATAGGACACGCTCTTTATTCCAATTTCCATTAATTGTGCCGGACTGGCTTCCGGCGTACTCATTCCAAAGAATCCATAATCCGGTCCCACTTTTTGTTCCGTCAGGGCTTTTATCCACATCCCTTTTCTTTCAAATTTATTAGGTTCTCTTCCATTTTTACTTTTGAAATCAAAGGCTTCCTGCATGACGATCTTTTTGGCTTCTGCATAGTTTTTCTGTATTTCCGGTTTTGCCAACCCTGTCATGTCCATGACGTCTGTTTCCGTGTCATCTATTTTTACGGAGTATTTCCCTTCTCCTGCCTGTGCTTTTGTTAATTCCTGGCTAAGTTCTACTATTTGTGCAGGGGTAAATCCATATCCTCTTTGTTCCAGTTCTTTTAATGTTTTATTCAAGTCATCATCGTTCATGATGTCTGTACCGATACTGGCTTTTATTCCCGCGAATGCCTTGTTTTGTGCTTCTGCTCCACCAAATCCGCCATGAGATTTTTCCTGCGTTACGGCTTTTAATGCGCTCAATCTCAAACTGCGATAAGATCCGTTGTTTAAAAGTTCGGGATTTTCTACTCCTTTGGATTTTATAAATTCGTACATATCTTCGTTCGATGTCCCATTTTCTGTCATGTCCATCAATTGGATCTGCAGGTTATTCATCATTTCTGTTTCTTTGGCTTTTTTTGCCTGGAGATGTTCCCCAAAGACAGAGAAGAAGGAATTCCTTTCGGTCTCTTCCAGTGCGGCTTTTTCCTCGTCAGACATGACATGATGTCCCAATTCCTCTCCGTATAATTCTTTATAGCGTTCTGATACATCGTTTAGATAGTTGTTTCTTCTTGCGGCTTCTGTCCCGCCTGCGCCGCCGTTATGGGAAAGGATTGCCAGTTCATCATCGCCACCGTGGTATTCCAAATCTTTTTTGTACAGTTTTGCCGCCGCTATGATGCTTTTTTCCGGATCTTTTCTATCCGCCGGATCCAGCCCTACAGATAGGCCTGTATCTGATTTAAATTGGAATGGTCCTAAGGTAGGATCTCCGTCATTATCATCATGATAGGCTTCCGGATTAAAAGTGGATTCCTGCATACACATCGCTTTCAGGTTTCTTATCTGTTCATCGGAAAGCCCTGTTTCTTTTTGTGCTTTTCTAAAAAATGAATCCCATTTATCATAGGATTCATTCCCGGTAGCAATGCCCTTTATATCTTTCCCGAAAGACAACGGATTTTCTTTTCTGTAGGCTTCCCATACTTCTTCTTTGGATTTTCCCATCATTTCCGGATGGTTATTCAGCCATGTTTCCGCGCTGTCTTTTGTGGTCTTTGCTACTTTTTTACCAGTAAATAATGTTTCGTATTTCTTTAAGATAACTTCGTTCCCGCCTCTTGCCCTTAATTGTCCGATGAGTTTATTTCCCCGTTCATAGTCATTGGACGCGGCTAATGTGGAGAGGACGGTTTCCGCTGTATGATCCAGGATAGCTCTTTGTTTAATGTCTATGGATTTTTCGTCCATTCCTGTTCCGGCCATGATGGCTCTTGATGTTGTCTCCATATTTCCATAAACTGATTCAAAACTGTCCGGACTTCTCACAATCGAGTTGATTGCGTTTTCATTCATTTCTGTCATCTGATTGCTTGCATAGGAGAGAAATTCTTTTCTTTGGAATTTATCTATGCTGTCCAGGTTGGATGTGATAGATGTTTCTACCTGGTTACGGAAGGCTCTGTTGGCATACTCTGAACTTATTCCGTATTGTCTCATAATTTGCTGGCGAATCTTCTCTTCATTCTGCTGATAAGCTGCCTGGAGTCCTTCTGCGTTTTTCCCCTGCATGGTATTTGTCAATCCGTTTTTTTCGTCATATAAAAGGGAATTAATCTGCCGGTTATATTCGTTTGTCGCGTCAACAACTCTGTCATTTTGGTCTTTCATCCACGCTTTTGTTCTTGCATCAATTACCTGCCCTAAAGCATTCCCCAATGCTTCTGTACCTGTTACGTTCGCGCCATAAGCATTGGGATCGGTGATTGGATTTATTTTTGCGTTTGAGATGTTTTTATTTATCGTTGAGTCGTATTGTGTGAGTTTCATTATTTCCTCCAAATGGAACGCCACGGATCATAGTGTTTTCCTATGCCTTGCCCTATGATGTCTTTCGTCTGTGTCAGCCCTATTTTTGGAATAAATCCTGTACTCATGGCATTTCTTGTGTACATTGGAGTAGGAGTGGTATAGGTCAGATTTCCGCCGGTAAGGCTCCCATCAAATCCTGTTCTCATATTCATTCCTGCAGGTTTCGGCAGGCTTGCTCCTGCGAATTGTTTATACGTCCCAAACATCCCTGCGGCAGTTGAAATGAAGTTTGCCAATCTTTGGGATTTCCCCTGTGCTTTTGCGTTTGCCGCGGATGCTCTTGCGGCGGATGCCTGGTTCTCATAATTGACCTGGCTCGTGTATGCATCCAAGGTGTCATTTCTTTGGTTTCCCAAAAGGTTCATACTGTCTTTTCTATATTCGCTTATGGCTGCGCTGTTCGCATCAAGGACACTTCCTATGCTATCCAGTCCAGAGGCTCCTGCGGATGCCGCCTGCTGTCCTAAAATGAGTCTTCTTTTGCTGTCCAGCTTTTCTTGCTGCTGTGCGTAGTTTTCCGCAATCTGTTCTCTTTGCCGGTCCATTATTCTTGCATTCTGATCTGCCGCCTGTGCCTGCGCGTTATATGCTGATACTTGCGCGGCTGTTTGCTGTTTTATTTGTCTGTTTTGGTTAATTCCCTGAATAAGTTGGAGCCCCATCATGGCTCCCATTACACTGCACATTATTTCCCTCCTATTTCAAATCTCACAAAAATATCTCCTTTTTCTGTTTTGCACGTATCTGTAAAAAGCGCCCCGGCACGTTTAATGTATCGGAGCGCTTTTGTATTGTCCTCATGGATCCAGTTTGTCATGTATCCATATTTTTCTTTACAGTCGTTGATGTACTGCAGTCCTATTTTCACAAGTTCTTTATGGTACAGATCTACAAGGACGGTTCCTAATGCCCATATGCAATATGATTTTTTCACGAAACCGAATATCATGACGGGTTCTCCGTTCTTGGCCACATAGGCTTCATCGGATAAAATAATGGATTGTCTCACAGCTTCTTCTCCATGATCACAAAGGGCGGTGATTTCTTTTTTATCCATAGGTCTCATGTTTTCAAAGATGTATTTTGTCAGCCAAGGAACATCTTGTTCTTTTATTTTTTCTATGGTGATTTTTCCGTAGTTATCCATCGAGTTCTACCTCTCTTACGACTGCCGACAGGTTAAATGGATATGGTTCATCTGATGTGATTACTGTTCTCCCTGTGAGTTCAAATCCTCTGTTCGGCATGGTGATGTGTTTATCTCCGCTGTACAGAACAACATCTTGTTCCGAAAACTCATCGTATTTGATAGGTAATATATTCGTTTTTTCTATTCCTACCCGTCCGCCAAGGGAATGATTCAGTCTCAGCGTGACGGCGGAGACTTTCTTTTTCCGTCCCTGGATGGTTCCTGTTTTGGTGTTTATTTCCAAGTTGGGAAGTTCTACCGTCATTGTATAGGGCAGTCCTGCGATGATATAGGATGCCTCCTGTGGAAGTGTAAAGTTTCCGCCTTCGTCCGTTTGAATTTTTTCATAGTATCTTCCATCTGCCAAAACCCCTATTTTGGCATTGGGCAAATGAGGGACAGATCCTTTTGCCGTGGTTTCTGTTATCTTCACCGAAGCGTCCAGCATGATATAGTCTTTTGGATTTTCTGTCTCTTTGTTGTTACAGAGTTCTTCTATGTATGTTTGATTTCCTCTTTTTACCGCAATGTATACGTTATCTTCATTTTGATTTTCCACATTGCAAACTGCCATGACTTTTCCTTCTGTTTTTATTCTTGACCAGGCATAGACTTTCTGATCCTGAATATATGAAAGACAAGCCATCGTGCCATCCGAGAGGACAAAGTACAGTTTTGAGTCCGGTTCCTGCATGTAGGCCATATCTTCTATTGTTGTGTTTTTTGTAATGTGTTTTGCCAGGAGTGTTAAATCCGCCCCATCGTAGGAGTCTGATTCAAAACGATACTGCATATCTCTCACGGTTTTTCCTCTGTGCTGCACGAAGATGACCCGCCCACCTATTGATAAGGGAATGACATTCGTTGTGCCCCTGGATGTCTGCATTTTGGGGTTTGCTTTTGTTGGCGTGACCGCTGTTCCGCCGGAAAGGATCCATTCGTTTCCGCCTGTCATTATGACTAAATCTGATTCCGGCACAAGGTGCTCTATGGTCTGTTGTTTTCTATTAATAAACGCCAAGGCTACCGCCGAATCATCCGTGACGGTTCCGGATGCTTTTTCTACGGAGAAGTTACTATAGTCCCCGCTTCTTGAGAGCCACAGCATATACGGCTGTTTTTTTGTGGCGGCTACACATAATCTGTCTTGAAAGAAACCTATAGCCGATGGATAACCGAATTGGTCATTCCATGCGTTTAAACAAACGTAATCCGCCGGGTTTGTATTTGCAAGGGGATCTATGACTTCCGCATTGACTTCCAATGGAGAGATGTAACCGGTGATTCTTACCATGCCTACGTGTGTATATGGTAGTGCGGTGAGGTCTGTATTCCCTGCCGTAGATACAATTCTTAACCTTGTGTATTCTTCTACCGTTCCGGATTCTGATGCATTGAAGTCATCGTTTGATTTATATATCCTGTAATCTTTCCACGGACCATTATTTGTGCTTTTCTGTACTGTCACGGTTCCTGTCCATGTACCATGGGTAATGATCTTCCATGATTTTCCACAGAGTACTTCTCCCGATGTCCCGCCGCCGTTTTGTGTCACAGTCTGCGAGTCTACTTCCTGGTTGAGCTGTATATAAGCTCCGATCATGTTTTCTGAAAAATAGTTTTTACTTGCATATAGTTTAATGGACCCTGTTTTTCCCGATGGCACTATTGACAGATCGGCTTCCAGTTTTATGTTTACCCATCCAGGATTTCCAGGAGATCCATCTTCTCTCCCTGTTCCACCTATGCCACCGTCACCGCCATTACCCATGTTTGCGCCGTTTATTTCTTCGTGTCCATGTTTTCCGCCTTCTGCGGTAATTCCGTTAAAAGAGGACGGGGTTCCATCTGTTCCGGGTTCTCCATTGGTTCCTTTACCGCCGGTCCCGCCGGCTCCCACGACTATTGTATAAGAGTTATCTTTTTTCAGATCTATTCTTTGCGTTACAAGGGCACCTTTGCCGCCGTCACCGCCTTTTATGTATTTATTATTAAGCAATTTTATGTGTTTCCCGCCAGCTCCGCCACCACCGCCTCCCGCTATTGTTACTGTATATGTGCCGTCTTTTTTACAATTGAAGGTGTATGTTCCTGCAGAATTGTACGATGTATCTACTTTCCCTTCCATTTCTGTTGAAAGGGAAATATCAAAGTAGGGCTTTTTTATTTCATAGTCCCCAATGGTCCAATTGGTGTCGCTGTACCTTGACAGTTTCTGTATCGGGTGTGTTCCCGATGCAATGAACATCACATCAGCAGACTGGCATGTTCTTAGTTCTTTCAGTTCATCTTCTGTAAAAGGTGTTACGAGTTCTATTCCTGTATATCGTTTTCCTTTCCAAATTCGTATATACCTGTCTCCTATTTCAAGCATGAATGAACTGTCTATTGTTGTAAATTCTTTTAGAATTACTTTTTCATTTTTTGCCTTTCCACAGTACAAGGTTCCCCCACGTTTATACACCGCTCCATAGGGACGTATATAGGCATTTTCCGCTGTAAGCAATGCGGCTGCGTATTTATCCAGGTCTATTCTATTTGCTACTTCCGGGGATATTTCTCCGGTGGCAAAGGATGATTGAATGTGGTAGATAGTTTCTTTCTGCATATTAGCCTCTCATATTGAAATATTTACGAGGGTATGTCGTTTCATGATGGTTCTGCACGGCACTTTCCTGTTTCGCATTAATCAGCGCCTGATGCATGAGTTGATACTGCAGGTTTACAGCACTGGGACTTCCCGACAAAGGTACTGCTATATTTGCCGCCAGGGAATGAGAGAGTGCTTCAATGAAGTAATCAGTGAATAGTTCCCCGTTCTCCACGTCTGCAGTATAGCTTGCATAGGCGTTTTGTATATCTGTGCAGATTACTTTTGTTGAGTCGTTTACTGTTGAAATGAAGTAGTCTTCTTTTCCTATTTCTCTTGCGCTTTCTTTTTCGTAGATTTTTCGGATGACAAGGCATTTTGCTGGGTAGGCATAGATGTACTTCCATCCGGGTATTTCTTCATTTAGGAGTGCAAGTTTTACATATCTTTCCGCAAATCCCCATCTGTGTTCGGACAGGAGTTTTCTTCTTAAATGGTCATAGAATATGCCGCATTGGATTGCTTCTTCCGATTCTTCTTCAATTGATGCTATTCTGCCCTGTCCGATGTAGGCAAGGGCCATGTTACAAATGTCTGTACTGTTCATAGATCCTCCTTTTCTCTATCTACTACTTTTTAAGTAGTTTTAAGAGTAGTAAACATAGAAAAAGAGGAGACGCTCCTGCGCCGTCCTCTTTGTCTTTAACAGTATTTCTTTACCATCTCTACCAGTTCTTCTTTGGTTTTAATGTCCTTCGGAACATCTTTCCCTGCACGGATTAATCTGGCGCGGAGTTCATTGGCGGAAAGGTCTTCTAATTTCCGCCCTCCTACCGCTTGTCCAAAGTGGATGCCACTCATACGAGGTCTACATCCATAGTGAGGAATGCGCGGATGGTTCCTGTTGTGGCCCCTGCTACTTCAATCTGCAGGAATTTCTTGCATCCCGCCGGTACTTTCACTGCCGCACCTGCCCCTTCGTCTTTTGCAAGAGAAAGAGTTGTCAGCGTGACGGCTCCCGTCATATCTTCTTTGTCCGCTGTCTTAAGTGTGATTGTTGCCGCGGCAGAAAGCGGTTTCAACGCAATAACCTTTAGCCACAACGGATTATACGCGTCCCCGCCGTCTCCGTTATTTACGACTTTAGATTTAGTCCCTTTGGACAGGTCCTGTTCATAGAAAAAGGTGTTTTCTGCATCAATAATCATTTTTAGTCCTCCTTATTTGTTTTCTGTAATTGCGTCTTCGGTGTCCACGAGGGCGTCTTCTTTGCGTACAAGAATACCGTTTACGGAGATTGTTACCGGACCCTCCATCAGTTCGCGGCGGGTGATGTAGGAATTAGCCTTATCGCTATAGAAGATGGTAAGGAATGTATACATTTCCGGGGACACGTACCATATTGGATGGACGGTATTGAGATTCCTCATGCGTCCCTGCGCACGGATCATGGCGTCTACTACCGCTTTTTTCTGTTCCACAGTGGCCGCTGCGGCGTTCACGGCTCCTAAATCAATGTTCCTTACTGCGGCAACCATTTCAGGATCTTTGACGGCAAGTCCAGGTTTCCACTTGAAGAGTGTGGAAAGAGCGCGGAATTTATATCCATCTGCATCGATGGCATCTACTTCTCCCAGGTCCTGGCGTTTCAATCCTGCATAGCCGTACTTTGGGTAAATGCCTGTAACGGCACGGTCTCCCCAGCCCACAAGAAATGCGGAAGAAAGTTTGCCTTTCCCTGTTCCGCCGGCATTGATGACCTGGTAAGAGGCATCGTGTTTCTTCCCGCCGTATTTATTGTAGCGGATTCCCAGTCCGTTGAATTCATCCAAATTCTTTGCGGAATTTCCGTAGAACATGTGGTGAGCCACGGCCTCCCCCATGGCTTCGACAAACGCCATGTCTTCGGATGTTCTGAACGCTTCTTTATCTGGTGCAAGGGACACGAGTTCTACGTCCACTTCCGAGCGGGACTCCATCAGGCAGCAGGTGTCCGTTACCTGTTTGGTGCTGGATTTTCCTACCGGCACGCCGCGGTTAATCTGCCTAAGATGTACTTCGGGCAAGCCGTTCCGCTGCGTAGTCTGGTTGCCTGTGGGCAGGTTTCCTTCTGCCCATCTTACGTCTTCTAAAATTGGATTGGACTGGACGAGTGTTTCAATGACTACATCAATGGATCCGTCCGGTGCCTGTCTTTTTCTTAAATCATTCAGTGTTAATGCTACTGCCATTTGTTATTCCTCCTTAATAATTCTCAAAATTGGTATTGGGGTACATGGGTGTTTTTCCGCCTTTTGCATTTCCGCCGCCTACGCCGCCGTCTTCGGAAACAAGTCTTCCCAGTTCGGAAATGGCACGTACGATTTCTATACGGTCTCCTACGCCTGTTTCGCTTAGGAGTTTCCTGATTCCTGGTGATGTTTTCTCCAGATGCTGGAGTCCTGCGCCGTATTCGTTCATGGTTTTCTCGAAGTCAGCCCCAAGTTCTTTTCTGGTTTCTTCCTGCCACTTGTCGTACTGTGCTTCCCGCATGTCGTTCATCTGCTGGATAAGCCCTTTCCCGTACTCAAAACCGTATGCGGCCATCTGGTTTGCCTGTTCGTTGGTAAGGTTCATTCCTTTACAGATTTCACCGAATTTCTGTGAAATGGCTTCATCTAAGGTTTCGCCTTCGGGCAATGCCGATGTAAAATCGTATGCTTCCGGGGCGCCTTGCGGGTTCTGCGGATCCGGTTCCTGGTTCTGTGCCTGCGGTTCTGTGCCTGCCTGCTGTGCCAGTCTTCCCGGCTCTTGATTCTGTACCTGTGGTTCTACCTGCGGGCTTTGCGGATCCGTGTTATTGTTCGCCTGTGCCTGCTGGTTCTGTACGCCTTCCATTTGTTATTCCTCCTTGTTTTCTAATAATGCTTTTGCTTTGAATTGAAATTCGATGTATTCTTTTTCGGCTTTTTGTCTTAGTTCGAATCCTTCTTTTCCTAAGAGTTCGACCATCTCTTTTTCTATCTGGATCCCGATTGACCTTCTGCCCTCGTTGTAGAATGTCTGCGAATTTCCTGTGAATGTTTCGGCTTTGTAGCCTGTCATTTCAAGAATGTGAATAAAAAACCATCTCCCCGCTTTGCTTTTCAAAACGGTTCTGATGGCTTTTACGTCTTCTTCTCTTTTCTGTTTTTCTATGTATTTTCTGATGAGCACATCGTGCTCTGTTACATTTGTTTTCATTTATCCACCACCTATCCCCAAGAGGTTCTGCAATGCAGGGTTTCCATCGTTAGCAGCATCTGTCAGGTTTTTCGCCGCCTGTGCCGCCGGTGCCATGGCTTGTGCCTGCTGCATCATGTACTGCTGTTCTTGCTGCTGTTCCATGGCTTCTTGTTCGGCTGCTATCATCTGCATGATTTCTTCTGTGCTTCTCTGCATGACGGCAGGAGCTCCAAGGAGTTCAAAGTATCTCTTGACTGTGCCGATCGGATCGATGGCTTTCAGGGCTTCCGGATAGATCTGCGCCATTTGTCCGGCAAAGGATACGGCTTGTTCGATATTGACAAGGCCGCTCATTTTCTGCGCCTGGGCAAGGGGCGAGATGTATTCTATCTTAATGTCCTGGTCTGCCATTCTTTCAGCAAGTTCTTCTGGGAGTGGCGGG